TGTTTCTGTTCTAAGAGTATTTCCTTTAACTGATACTGGTGGTGGTGGAAGTCTATTTGATGTTCGTTATCAACTAAGACTAAATGATCTTTATGATTTTTCATCCACCTCTGTTATGGATTATCAGTTACAAATGCAGAATTTAGATTTTCTTGAGCATATTCTTGTGGGAGAAACACCTATACGTTTTAACCAACATCAAAACCGTTTGTATATTGATATGGATTGGCAGAATAAAATAGAACCTGATACTGAGCATATAATCATAGAGTGCTATCGTAAGGTTGACCCTACATCATACACTGACATATTTGATGACATATACCTTAAAAGATATGCTACTGCATTAATCAAAGGGCAGTGGGGAGCAAACTTATCTAAGTTTAGTGGTGTTGCAATGTTGGGTGGTGTTACCATGAACGGTGAAACAATATACTCACAAGCAATAGAGGAGCAACAGAAACTAGAGGATCAGATTCAATTAGCATTTGAATTACCAGTTAGTTATATGGTAGGATAATAGTATGGCTGTAAATGCATTTTTTCATACCAGTAATGTTGCCGCAATATCAACAGAACAAAGTTTATACTCAAACTTAGTTGCCGAGGCAATTCAGATACATGGTCATGACGTTTTCTATATGGATCGTACTATTGTTGCAGAAGACTCTATTCTTGGTGGAGACACTCTTTCTAAATTTAAAGACGCTGCAAAAATAGAAATGTATATGGAAAATGCAGACGGTGGTTTTGCTGGTGAACGAGAGATAATGAATCAGTTTGGTTTACAGAATTTAAGTGAAGCAACCTTTGTAGTAAACAAATTAAGATTTCAAGAACTTACAAAACAGATTACCATAGAGTCTGGAACTGATGAAGAAGAGGGTGGTTCTGTTCTTCTAGAAGCAGGAACACTTGCATTAACAGCTACAGACTTAGAGGGAAGTGATTTCTACATTATATCAGAAACAGATGCAACAGATTCGGATCGTCCTTTTGAGGGTGATGCAATTTATCATCCAATACTAAATAAAATGTTTCAAGTTAATTTTGTAGATCACGATGAGCCTTTCTTTCAACTGGACAATAATCCTGTATATAAATTAAGATGCCGTCTGTTTGATTATGCTTCTGAAGAACTTAATACTGGTATAGATACGATTGATGCGATTGAGGATGCTTTAAGTCTCAACCAACTTGAGTATCAGTTTACTCTAGAACAAGAAACTGAAGTAGGAGAATCATTTACTATTGATACTGTTACATCTACAGTTGATAGAGATACTGTTACGTTAGATGCTACAGTAGTTAGTACCGATTCAGATTCATTTGGAGAAAGTATTATACTTGAAAATTCTGCTGATACTGGTAATGCAGAGTATCTACTACAAGAAGAAGCAAGAAGTCTTGGGGATAACACAAATGACAAGACTGCACAAAACGAATTGTTTGATACATTAGATGATACAGTTTTAGACTTTACAGAATCTAATCCATTTGGTGATCCTACATGATTATAAATAGAATTAGGAGAATGTAGATGGCAAATCAAGTCCTTGGATTGGGTGGTAACGCGAATGATGGTACAGGTGATACCTTACGCGCAGCCGCAGATAAAATTAATGATAACTTCTTAGAGATTTATACTCTAATTGGAGATACATCGTCTTTGAGTAGTGGTATTAGTGCAACTGCTTCAGTAGTTACTTTAACTGCTCCAACAATTACAGGTGTAGTAGGTGGAACACAAACATCAGCAACAATCACAACTCTTGCTACAACAACAGTAAACGGCACTACTCTTAATGGTGGAACTCTCGCATTAGCTGCTGGTTCTATTACAGATAGTTCTGGTGCAATTTCTTTCGGTAATGAAAATCTAACAACAACAGGAACAATCACTGGCCTTCTTGCTACAGCAGCACAAACCAACGTAACATCTCTTGGTACATTAACCGCACTTCAAATAGATAATCTTAATCTTAATGGTAACACATTAAGTACAACTGCTGGTACTGACTTAAATATTACACCAGTGTCAGGACAACAGATTGTCCTTGACGGTGCGATTATAATTGATGCTGGAGTAGTTACTGGTGCAACAAGCATCACATCAACAGCATTTGTTGGTGATATAACTGGCGATGTGACAGGTAATGCAGATACAGCAACTACACTTGCAACTGCCAGAACTATTGGTGGAACAAGTTTTAATGGTTCTGCAAATATCGCAGTAGCACTTTCTGCAACTGCTACAGCTCTTGCGACTGCAAGAACTATTGGTGGAACTAGTTTTGATGGTTCTGCAAATATCGCAGTTGCATTAGCATCTGTTGGTACTGCTGTTACAGTAGCAGACGAATCATCTGACACAACTTGTTTCCCATTATTTACAACAGCTGCAACAGGAGATTTACCACCTAAGAGTGGTACTAATTTAACTTTTAACAGTAGTAGTGGATTGTTGACTGCAACATTATTTGCTGGTGCTTTAACAGGAAACGTGACAGGTAATGCTTCTGGTACAGCCGCAACTGTTACTGGTGCGGCTCAAACTGCTATTACTTCAGTAGGAACTCTTACTGCACTTCAAATAGACAATCTTAATCTTAATGGTAATACATTAAGTTCAACCGCTGGAACTGACTTGTTAATTACACCACTAGGTGGACAACAAATTGTTCTTGACGGCGCGATTATAATTGATGCTGGAGTGGTTACTGGTGCAACAAGTATTACATCAACTGCATTTGTAGGTGCTTTAACAGGAAACGTGACAGGTAACGCATCTGGTACAGCCGCAACTGTTACTGGTGCAGCTCAAACAAATATTACTTCAGTAGGAACTCTTACTGCACTTCAAATAGACAATCTTAATCTTAATGGTAATACATTAAGTTCTACTGCTGGTACTGATTTATTAATTACACCTCTTAGTGGTCAACAGATTGTACTTGACGGTGCGATTATAATTGACGCTGGTGTGGTTACTGGCGCAACTAGTGTCACATCAACTGCATTTGTTGGTGATATAACTGGTGATGTTACAGGTACAGCTGATATTGCTACTGCCGTTACTGTTGCAGATGAGTCGAGTGATACTACTTGTTTCCCATTATTTGCAACTGCCGCAACTGGAGACTTACCTCCAAAGAGTGGTACTAACCTAACCTTTAATAGTAGTAGTGGTTTATTAACTGCAACAGGATTAGCTGCTGCTACTGTTGGTGCCAGTGGTCTTTCTAGTTTAGATGGTGGTATTAACACTAATGATGACTTTACTGTTGACGCAGATGGTAATGTTGTTGGTGTTGCAGCTACATTCTCTGGACTAACAAATTTAACTGGTTCTTTCAGCCAAGCAATACACACTTTTGTAGCAACTGATGCTATTACTTCAGCAGAACACGCTGGTAGAGTTTTGTTACTAGGCGAAGTTGGTGGTAACGCAGATGTTGTATTAACTCTTCCAGACGCAACTGGAACAGGACACGTATATAAATTTATCGTAACTGTTACTATGGCTTCTAATACATACAAGATACAATGTCCAGATGCTGATAACGTAATTAATGGTACTATTAAAAATATGGATTTAGATGGCACTGCACAAACAATATTCGGAACTGCCTCTACCTCTGATACAATTACATTAAACGGCGGTACACAAGGTGGACAGGTTAGTGATACACTTACATTAATTGATATAGCCGCTAATTTATGGCACGTAGAGGGTCAGATGCGTACACCTACTGGTGCAAACCCAGCAACACCATTTAGTGCCGCAGTTAGTTAATAATTAATAAGGAGTATTCGTAATGTTAGGTCAACAATTTTATCATGAAAGCATAAGAAAAGTTATTATTGCTTTTGGGACAACTTTTAATAATATCCAACTTGTTCGTAAGGACAATGATGGTAACATAAAACAATCAATGAAGGTTCCTCTTGCTTACGGGCCGAGACAGAAATGGCTTACTCGTTTAAATGAAGATGCTGACCTATCAAAGACAGTTGCTATTACTCTTCCTCGTATTGGTTTTGAGATACAAAATCTACAGTATGACCCTAATAGAAAACTGAATAGGGTTCAGAAGTTTAAAAAAGTTAAAAGTGCAAAAGATAACCGTCTTGATTCTCAGTATATGCCTGTTCCTTATAATTTAAATTTACAGTTATATGTTATGGCAAAAGAATCTGATGACTCTTTACAAATTATTGAACAAATTCTTCCATACTTTCAACCAGACTATACTCTTACAATTAATGATATGGCTGATATGGGAATTAAAAGAGATGTTCCTATTGTATTGAATAGTATAGGATATGAAGATAATTATCAAGGAGATTTTGAAACACGCCGTGCATTGATTTATACTTTAGATTTTACTGCAAAGTTTTATCTTTATGGGCCTGTCACTTCTCAAGCTGTTATCAAAACAGTACAGGTTGACCAGTATACTGATCTTCAAGATACTGCTCCTAAAAGAGAACAGAGATACACAGTTACACCAAATCCTACTAATGCTGATGCAGATGATGATTTTGGTTTTAATGAAACAACTTCTTTCTTTGAAGATGCAAAGAATTTTGATCCAATAACAGGTACAGACAAGTAGAAAATATAATGGTTGATCCCCTAAAAGAATTGAATAAAGCTCTTGGGGTTGCTAGTAATGTTCAGACATTACAAAAGGAACCTTGGAACTCTAAAGAATATACTGAAGTTTTACCAGCCGTAGTTGAAAACAACACTGAAGAATATGATGATATTGAAAAAGATTATCGTCTTCAAAGAGATACTTTTCATACTTTGGTAGAGAAGGGTTCAACTGCAATTGATGGAATACTTGAGCTTGCAAAGGAAGGTGAGCATCCAAGAGGATATGAGGTTGCTGGAAATCTTATTAAACAGGTAGCAGAAGTTGCAGAAAAACTAGGTGATCTTCAAGAAAAAATGAAGAGACTTAAAGAAGTACCAAACACTGCTCCTAAAAATGTTACTAATGCATTATTCGTAGGTTCTACTGCTGAATTACAAAAAATGTTAAAAGGTAAAACTGATGGTTGATGCTACCTATCTAGGTAATCCGAATCTTAAAAAAGCAAACGTACAACAATCTTGGACAAAGAAACAACTTCAAGAATATACTCTTTGTATGGAAGACCCAATATATTTTATACAAAACTATGTAAAAATTATTTCTCTTGATGAAGGCCTAGTACCATTTGATATGTATTCTTTTCAAAAAGAAATGGTTGGTACATTTCATAGTAATCGTTTTACTATCTGTAAACTACCTAGACAGTCTGGTAAATCTACTGTTATGGTATCTTATCTATTACACTATGCTCTATTTAATCCAAGTGTTAATATTGCTATACTTGCAAACAAAGCTGCAACCGCAAGAGATTTATTAAGTAGACTACAACTTGCATATGAACATTTACCTAAGTGGTTACAACAAGGAGTTATGTCATGGAACAAAGGAAGTTTAGAACTTGAAAATGGTAGTAAAATATTGGCGTCTTCTACTTCAGCTAGTGCGGTTCGTGGTGGTTCTTATAATATTATATTTCTTGATGAGTTTGCGTATGTACCCAGTAATGTAGCTGAACAATTCTTTAGTTCTGTTTACCCCACTATTTCATCTGGTAAAACTACAAAAGTCATGATAGTATCAACCCCACACGGTATGAATATGTTCTATAAGATATGGACAGATGCAGAGGAGAAGAGAAACACATACGTTCCTATTGAGGTTCATTGGAGTGAAATTCCAGGCCGAGATGAAAAATGGAAAAAAGAAACTATTTCAAATACTAGTGAACAACAATTTAACACAGAATTTGAGTGTGAGTTTCTTGGTTCTATTAATACTCTTATAACTGCAAAGAAACTTAGAACAATACCATACAGAGAACCTAAACAATCAAACGCAGGCCTTGATGTACATATCTCACCACAAGAGGGACATACGTATGTAATTACTGCTGACGTTGCTCGAGGAACACAAAATGATTATTCTGCATTTATTGTAGTTGATGTAACAGAAATGCCTTACAGGGTGGTTTCGAAATATAGAGACAATGAAATAAAACCTCTTCTATTTCCAGCAAAAATTTATGAAGTTGCTCGTGCATATAACCAAGCATTTGTTCTTGTTGAAGTAAATGATATTGGTGAACAAGTTGCAAACACTTTACAGTTTGACTTGGAGTATGACAACCTTATAATGGCATCCATGCGTGGACGGTCAGGACAGGTACTAGGAGGGGGGTTCAGCGGTGGAAAAGCGCAATTGGGAGTTAGAACTACTAAGGCTGTCAAAAGAATAGGATGTTCTAATCTTAAACAATTAATTGAGGATGATAAACTTATAGTAGAAGATTTAGATATTATTAGTGAATTATCCACATTTATTGTAAAGGGTTCTTCATATGAAGCTGATGATGGATGTAATGATGATCTAGTTGCTTGCTTGTTTATATTTGCATGGGTAACAGATCAACAGTATTTTAAAGAATTAACAGACAGTGATGTACGTATGACTATGATGAGAGAACAACAAAATGCATTAGAACAAGATATGGCACCTTTTGGTTTTGTTATTAATGGTTTAGAAGATGAAAATATAGGAAATATGGTAGATGAGTACGGCACAAAGTGGGCCGCAGTAGTGAGAGATTATGGATCAGATTGGTGATGTTATATAAATTCTATTAAATCGTTATCAACTTTAATCCAACAATTAGAACATAATATTATACTTTCATCAATAAGAGAGAATATTTCTTTTCTACTCTTAGGATTAGTTCCTACTCGTTTTGTTATTTTTCGTATTTCAGAATCATGAGGATAGTATTTTAAACACACAGTTTCACTCTCACCACAATGTTTACAAGATTTATTAGCTAAATTTTCATTTAACAATATAATTCTTTTACGATAGTTTCTACGAGCTACCTTTTTAATTGTGTCTTTATACTTTTCATAGTGTGCATTTACCATATTATTATTTATATGTTATAACACTTATAAAAACAGTTTTTCTAATATTGTTTTCTTATAAATATCTGTAATAAACAAAAACCAACTCTTAAAGATAAGGAGTACAA